CAGATGATCCATTGCTGGCTGGTGCCGTCGTCTACCCACAGGTAAAGCTGCCCGTTCGCACCGGACCACCAGCCTTGTCCGATCTGCGGGTTTGGCGGTGGCGAGTCGCCGACAAAGAACGCTCCCGGCGGTCCCTGCGGCCCGGTTGGCCCGGTTGGTCCCGGTGGGCCGCCGGGGGTTCCAGGCTCTCCCTGCGGTCCCTGTTCGCCTTGGACGCCTTGTTGGCCTTGGGGTCCGGTCGGACCTCGAGCACCTACCGGACCAACCGGCCCGATCATCGACACCCCGGCCAGCGGCCAGCCGTTTACGCTGAGTTTTGGCCCCCAGATCGCGTGCGCGTCGTTGTCGATGTAGAAATCGTTGATGACGCCGATATCGGCTCTGGGTCTGCCGGTGCCGTTGAGGATCGTGTTGCCGTCTTCACCGTCTTCGCCGGCTTGACCCTGCGGTCCTGGCGGACCCGCTGGCCCTGCGGGACCGGCTGGACCGGCTGGGCCACCGGAACCGCCAATCGGACGCCCGTTCTGAAAGAACCCGCCAGACGAGTCGATCTTGCCAAATGCCTTTAGATCCTTTGACAGCGACACTTCCGGCGTGTTCATGCTGATGCCGCCAGACGATGTCATACTGGAGCTTCCAACATTCATGTTGAAAGCCTTGCCATTCATATCGAATGGCTGGTCTGGCATCGTCATGGTGACCTTGCCCTGATCACCACTATCGCCAGCCGTAGGATTGAAATCGAACTTGCTCTTGCCGTCGTTGGTGCGCAGTTGCCAGGATTTTTCGCTAACGTCCTTCAGCGCGTTTGGCTGCGAGCGAAAACCGGGCATAAAGAAGCCATCGGTGATGTCGTGCATGCGCGCTTGGTCTTGGTTTTGCGCGCCGCCTTTTTTCCACCACGCGTCGATAGAGCGCGAGGCGATCACATACAGCCCTTCGTCACCTTGTTTGAGCGGGATCGTGATCGCCACATTGCCGCCGCCCATGTACTGGACCGGCACATCGACAATCTTTGGCACCTCCTTCCACTCGACCCGGCCTTGGTCGTTGAGGAGGGCCACTTTGGTGGCGACACTTAAAGTGACGGTGTTCTTTTTGACATTCTGGCTAACGATAGTAGCCGGAAGGGAAGTCCAGACACCAGCCCGCTCCTTCTCGCCATACTGGTCGAGCAGTTCGTCTGGGTTTTCGCCCCGTTCGGTTTGGTCAAAAACGCCTTTCGCCATAGCTACCCTACGGCGTCGATGTTGGTGATGGCGTTGTCATGTAAAGGTGACCGTCGATCCCGAGATTTTCAAAATTCGGGACAGTGTTTGGTGATACACCGGGACCGACTGTCATCACGGTCAGCATCGTGTTTCGACCCATTGGAAGATAGGCGAACTGCTCCAAGAGGTCGCAGCCGGTGACCAGCGGGATACCGCAGATCCACTTGCCAGCTTCATCTTCGGTGTAGATGTCCATCGTCCAGCTTTTGGAAATGTGGTTCCAACGGAACTTGAGCGTGTAAACCACCCCCTGGATATCGGTGGTCTGCGAGAACGGTTGGCTGGGGCTGGTCGGGATCTCGGAATGGAGCGCCATCAGTACCCCACCCGTACCGGGGTGGATGACCCGCCGATCATCCGAGTCGGACCAGCCGAACTGGATAGAAACTCTTCGATGGAGCGGGTCGGTGGTTTTAGTTCCGGCTGATCCCGATCCCTGAGTATGTCTCTGGTTCCCTGCGACACCTCGCGCTCTGGGCGATTCATTTCTATCGTCTTTTCAACATTTTGCTGCTCGGTCGAATTTCTGGTTGCTGTGTCGGCAACCCTTTCCGTCTCCGGGTTGCTTGGCGGCGGATCGGTGTAGGCGTTTTCATCGGGATCGATATTTTCTTTGGTTACCCCCTTGCCAACATCCTCACCCTTGGGTTGAGGATTGGCTTCTCCCTTCTTATTCTCGGGAGCCGTTTTGTCGCCTTCTTTGTGGTCGGCTGGGTTGCTGGAAGTGCTCTGCACATCGGTGACCTGGGTCTTGACCAGAAAAACCTGCTTACAGGTGATGCTTGCCATTAAGGCAAATTCGGAGTGTTCGTCGGTAGTGACCGAGATGCGCTCGATCAGCATATTGGAATACGACCGCTTGCCGGTGACCACGTCAAACGGAAGAAACATCACCTGCCAGGACAGCAATCTGCCATAGACACCGGTTTCCGACAGATCGAAAGAACCGGCGGTTGACCAACCAGCCCGTATATTGATCGTGCAAGGGCGTTTGAAAGCGTGATCCGCTATTGGACTTCCTTGTTCGACCGGGTGCTCGGTTATTTGTATATCATCGGTGCCGGTTTCTTCAATTGTAACCTCCGCGACAATCCCGCCAATCGACCGGTTCTTCGGCTTAAACATAGCCGGTGTCCAATTGCCGATCAGCGGTGATCTACGAACCGGCGTGAGGATCGAATTGATGCTTACTGCCATTTTCCTTAACCCGCTTGCGCTTCGGCAGAACCACGTTTCAACGCACTTGATGGGTTAGCACCAACCATGACGACGCCTTTATCATCGAGCGCCACACAAGTCATGTTGCAATACCAAGCGTCACCACGGGTGTCTCCCTGGTGCTCCAGAAAGACCACCTTGTAAGTGCCGGTCGGGCTGGTCCAGGCGGTTTCCAACGAGGTTCCCCACTCCCTTTTTATACCGCCGGCTGGCGAGCCTTGGATTTGGTTGTTTTTATCGACTGTAACTTGAGTGCCCGGTGTGAACGGCACCCCCGACAGAATAGCGGTTTCGATCTTGACCTTGCTGCCCACTTTGATATTCGGGTTGAGCAAGCACTGTGCCTGGATGCCTTGCGGTGTCACTTGCGGCAACCCAATCAGCCCGGTTTTTGGCGATAACACCACCGCCTTTTCAGTCAGCGTCTCGTCTCTTTTCATCACCACAATTTTGCCATGCTGAAAGAAGTAGGTGGCATTGTGCTTGTTCATCAACTCACGAAGCTGGTCACGCACCGGGATCAGCTTGGTGTTGGATCTAAGCGTGATCTCCTTCTCCAAATCCTCAATCAGGTTTTTGGTTACGACTTTATTTTTTTCATAACCAAGTTCTTTTATAGCCTGATCGAGGATGGTTTTATCGGTGGAGCCTTCTGGGAAGGTTTCCAACAAGACCGCCCGATTGATCCGGTCATCGCCATCGCTGGCGTGAACCTCCAGATAGGTGTCGGTCGGGTTCTCCTTGCCGCGCCGATACTGGATCACCTTGCCTTCAAAGATCAGACCGTAAGCGGCGTACTCGTAACCGGCTTTGACCTGTACCTTGCCAAATTGGATGACCTTGGCCATCGTATCGGGTGACATATTGTAGACGCGCGCCCACAACGTGGCTGGGGTGCCGGCCTGCTGGTGTTTGATGTTAAAGGTGATGCGAAGCTGCGACAGTTCGCGGCCTTTGTTTGATTTGCCAGCGCCGGTCGCACCTGGGAAATCGCCTTCCTTTTGCTGATCGACGTTTTGAAACAAGGAAAAGCTGACCTTGCGCAGCCATTGCGTGCCATTAGCCGGAGCGTTTGGCTTTAACCCGCCCGATCCCGGCCCGCGCGACGGGATCATCGACTGCGCCAGCTTGCGCCATGTCTCGACTTGGCTGGTCGCCTTGGTCAGATTGGACGGAGTGAATACACCACTCATGTCAAGATCGGCCTGTTGTTGCGGATGCGGGCGGCGTGCAGCATCGATTGCTGCCTCTGCGTAGCGGCGACAGCATCGCCAATGTCTTTTGCATTGGCACCCGGAGGAACCGTAATATTGACTACCGTCGAATGGTTCATGTCACCGTTGTAGCTGGCATTTCTGACCATGCCACCACCACCTCCACCGAGTCTGGTACTGGCCATTTGTTGGCGTTGTTGCAGACCGCGCCGATAGGCGTCTTGCAGCCACCGGGGCGCGCCCGCGAATCGACCACCCGATCCCCAGACACCGGGATGTTCACCGTGCTCCGGTCGGCTGCCACCAATATGCAGCGCATCGCCGCCCATATAGCCTTCTTCGGCCCCGCCGATGCCGGACGCACCAGCCGCCACAGCGGCGGTGACGTAAGCCGCCATACGCGCCCGGTCTACCGCGTTGCGCATGTTGAGGACGAGTTTAGTTTTGGCATCGCGCAGCCGGATGTCGGCGGCACCACCAAGATCGTGTCGGTGTGAACCGGTGCGCGGCCCCCCGTGCATCCCCTGACCGCCCGAAAACACTTCGGCGATCAGCCCTGTCTCCTTGCCGGCGGCATCCAACTGCCCTCTCAACGTATCGGAGATGGCTTGCCGCCGGATGTTGGCCACCTTCCCCTGCAACTCTACAACATGCTCGCTCGACCCAGTGGGCGCGGCCCCGCCAGGAGGAGAGGCTCCATCGGTAGGCGTAGCTTTGGCTTGTTGCTGCTTGTAAAATTCCTGCGCCTGCCGCATCGCCGCCGGGTCGCGCTGCAAGGTGACCCAGCGGTTTAGACCGGGACCGGTCGCAGCCAGCCAATCGGCGGCTTTGCGCTGGAACTCGGCGTTGAATTTTACGGTGGCCGGATCGACGCCCAGATTCTTGATGACATCAGTCAGCGAATCCTTGTTGATCTGGAAAGCGCCTACTGGTGAAGCCCCCTTTTCGCGCAGCAACTTCTCTTGCAACTCCTGCACCTGTTGCAGTGTCATGTTCTCCAGATCGGCTTCGCCGCCACCGTAGATCTTTTTGTAATTGATGCCACCCGGACCCCAGGTGCCTTCCTTTTTGGAAATCAGTTCGTACAGATCGTTGCCAAGCTCGGTGATCGCACCAGCGGCTCCTCCCGCACCACCGCCTGCACCACCAGCGGCACCAGTACCAGCCTCACCATACAAACCTTCTTTATGACCCATCGCTTTCAATACAACGTCGAAGACGTCCAAAAACATCTGTTCCAGTTGGTGGTAGACCTCGCCCGCAAAGGCGACCATCGGTCGGAACGAAGTGTCACCATCCCACCACTGCCGGAACTCTTCCTCGATACCGCCAAACCCGCCGGGGCGCTGTCCGCCACTGAACAGCGCTTGCAGACCTTGCGAGATATTGCGTGGCAGGACCATCTCGCCCGCATGGGCGTTGATTGGTACGAT